TACATTTTCGATAACAAGTAATAATACACAAGTGTTTTCAGTTAATTCAACAGGTATTGATATAGGTTTTAATGACCTAATTCTAAATTCAGTGAGTGCAAGTATAATAACAAGTGGAACTATTACAACGCAAAATAATACAATCAATGCTGGATCAGGTACAATTTATGGAAGCTTTATAGGTCTTGGTACAGGTCTTACTGGAACAGCATTGGATTTAAGTATAGGAGGAAATGCAGAAACTGCAACTAATTTTAGTGGTACACCAAATATTACTGTTGGAATAATAACATCATCAACAGTATATACAAGTCTAGTCACAACAGACTTTATACAAGCAGGCATATATAAATATGACGATGATACAACTCTTGTTGATGTCGATGGGAATATATTTTGTAAAAATATCACTACACATAACAATAATATCAATGCCGGTTCAGGAACAATTAAGACAAATTCTGTACTATTACAAAATGAATATATTAGTATTAATACATCTTCAAATATTACAAGTTTTAGTGAATTTAGTATAGCAAATCTCACTGATTTTAATATATTTTTACCAAATAAAGGTTTACAAATACGGCTAATTGATAAAACATATAATTCAGGGGCTCATGGATATCGTACAAAACCAAAATTAGGTACACCTCACCAGCTACAATTCGAACATCATGATACTCAAGTTTTATCGATAGTGCCTGCTAAAATTGTGGGTGAACGAAATCTACCTATTTATGGTGATAAAATTGAATTAGGTCAAATGGAAGATTATATAAAATTTAGAGAAGGCTCCGTCAATGGAGCAAATGTAAAACAGATTCCAGTCATTACAATATTAACTGGCAATGTATGGCTTTCTCCAATAAATAAAAATAATAATACTACCACTACTTCATATAATGCAGCACAGGTTGGCAATAATGGTAGCCAGGTTGGCAGTGGTAACCCACCATTATTAAATGTAGCCACGGCTAATATAACCACCGGCAGTTATCCAACTTTTATAACTAGTCATGGTGCAGCATATGGTTTTACAGGAACTGTTGGAATTGGTACAACGCTACCTATGGCTGCACTTGATGTATGGGGTGATATATATGCAAGAGGTGCTTTTTATTCAGGTGGTGGAATTTATCAGGCAAGTGATCGAAAACTTAAAAATAATATTACTCCTTTGATATCATCAAATGCTGTAAATATCTTATCACAATTAAATCCTGTCAGTTTTAGATGGAATCAAAGTAATTTATATCCAGGTCTACATAATGGATTTATTGCACAAGATGTTCATGCAATCGCACCAAATTTAGTCAGTTATTTAGATGATAAATTACATTACGACCCGACCTCATTTATGCCTTTTATAGTAAAAACTCTTCAAGATTATGTACTACCATCGCCTGCATCGAGTAATATTGATCCAAATGATATGTCTATTGAAAGATTATATACAATAATACAGCAGCAACAACAAACTATTACAACAATGCTTTCGCGAATAGAAAGTCTTGAAAAACAAAATTCAGGAGTTTAATTTATTTCTTATTTTTTTCATTTTTGCGATTACGACCGCCATCTTTTTGATTGGATTTCTTGTTGTTTTTGTTAGCACCACCAGTAGTTAATTTAGGTTCAGTTACAACTGCGTAAGATGGTGGTAATTCTGATGTAGTTGAGTAAGGCATTTGTAGTCCGGCATTGAATGCTTGTGGAGCATAAATTGCTGCATTAAATGCGGTCGCTTGTGCGTAAGGGTCTGCCATGCTTCCAACAAGGCTGGAAGTTGCGGCATATTGATCACTTGTTATAACACCTGCATACATACCACCGCGTTGTTTACGTGTTTTTTTACCCTTCCCACCGGTTAAAGTTATGCCTTCACTACCGATTAATTCTTTTAATTTATTAAATGCTTTAATTAAATCTTGTTGATACGTATCAAATTGGTTTGTATTAAAGTCTGTATTTTTTAAGGAGTCCAGTGTTTGTAATAATTTTTCTAAAGCTTTAATAATTTCTTCAGTTGTTTCACCACCACGTTGTTTACCACCAGTTATTTTAAATGTCATTGTATCGAGTGGAGACGTTTTTAATGTAGCTACTGCAGCATGAATTTGTGTTTCCCAGCTTTCAACATCTGCTTTTGTTAACTTTTCACCTTTAATTTTTTTTTCGATTGAATCAGATACCGCTTTAAATTTCGGTGCTGCCGTTTGAAAAATTCTAGTCGCGTCTTCATATTGTTGTGCTGTAGGTTGTGCTGTAGGTTGTGCTGCTGCCATTTATAATACTACTTAATGTGTATATTTTATTTGTAAAAAATAATATTTTATTTGTAAAAATAATATTTTATTTGTAAAAAATAATTCAATCACACTTTATTTTTTGTTTTTGTTTACTTTCTTGGATTTAGAACGTCCACCTTTATTAGGTGCTGCTGCTTCCTTAGGTGCTGGTGCTGCTGCGGGTATATTATATGCAGCAAGCATATAACCTATACCAGTACTAATTTGGGAAAATATTTTTCCCATTGAGTCTGATTTAGCGGCATCAGTAGCATCAGCATTATTGGCAAAAGTTCCTACATCTTTTGCTGCATTCTCAAAGACGGCACTTGCTTTAGAAAAGGCATCAGCTTTGTCAGTTACTGAATCAACTTTAATATTTAATAAAAGGGTACCGAGTGTTTCTTTAGCATTAAAAGGTGGTGCTTGTTCTTGTGCTGCCATTTTTATTCTACATATGTAAAATATTAAATTTACGGTAATTTTTTCATATTGAGGGAATTGAAAACTTGGTCATTACCCTTTGGTAAAGTTTCTGGGATATATTCGATACCAAGTTGTTTTTTACCAAAACTTTCAAGAACTGTAATCATTCTTCGCCGAAGCACAGTAAATCGTGTAATATTGTATTCAATAAGGGCATCTGGAAGAAGTCCATATACGTGCTGTATGGGATTTGATGGTAGAGTAAAATATAAACCATACAGAACTTCAAGTATTTGTTCACCTAAATCAATAAATGTTGCAAAATAACTTTGAAAATAATAGCGCTCTATCAAAATATTGATGTAGACTTTTTGAAACATATTCATTAATACTAATAAATTAGTATATCCTGCAACATCATAAACATGTACAATTTTTAAATCAATGACAATGTCCATAAGTGTTTTATTTTTTTGTAGAAATATTAAACCTTTCTTAGGAAAACTACCAATTATATAATTATCAAGATAGGTTTCTTTACGAGTTTTTCCAATTTTATCAATATATGCATAAGCATCGTTTACTGTAGATTTTGCATTTTCTGATTGACTTTCTAAATAACCATACATTACCCATGCAATACCACCAAGTATAATAAGTTGTAATAAATTCTCGGTTGTTTTACCATTTAAAATATAAGCAATAGTTGTACCAAATACTAATAATGTAGCTAATTGCCCTTTTATTAATGATAAATCTATCATATGAGATTAGATTCCCTATAAGAAAATGTGGAAAGAAATATATAATGATTTTATGCAGAGTCTATAAAATATAATACAAATGACAAAAATATAAATAAAAATCCAACATATAATCGCCGGTCTTTTTGAAAGAATGTATGCATTATACTTCGGCGAGTATGTGCTGATGTATTTGTTTCACTTTGTGAGATAATATCTGACAAGTCATTTATAATATCAATCAATGTTCGTATAGTTTTTTTAAATAACGTACTTACACTTAAATCTGTCCACGGTATAATGGCATCTTCATTGTAATTTGGGCTTGCTTTTGTATTTGGAAATCGGCGAAGAAATTCGTCTATTTTATCTATAGCTACTTTCTGTAAAAAAGGATCATTTCCTAATTCTTCTCGTGCTTCAACTTTGTCACTTTTCAAATCTTCATATAATTTATTAAATTCACCAATGTTTGAAATAGGTTGCGGAGGTTTAGGCGGTATTGCTGGATTATCGCTACCACTACTCTTACCACCTGCGCCTTGTGGAGCAGGTGGTCCAACTGTACTATATGCATTTGCCGTAAATAAAGGATCAAAACTTTGTAATATTGGAGCCATTATAGAGAACCCAACTCTATAAAATAAGAAATATTTTAGATTGTGTCCATCATATCTACTGTTGCCAACATATGTCTGCGACAACAATACCTATTTAATCCAAGTTTATCGAGAATTGGACCAGTCCGCAGTGATTCAAAATCTTTGTATTCTTCCTCTTCGGCGGCTTTTTTCTTAGAAAGAGGTTTGTCTTCTTTTGTTTCCTCTTTTTTTTGTAATTTTTGTACTTCTTTCAAATAATAATCATATTTATCTGCAAGTGGTTTCCCACAAGTAAAACAACGAATTGGAATTAGCATTCTTAATATATTGTTATCTATATTAGTAATTCAATTTTTAGTATCCTTAAATAATAATGACCAAGGCGCCTTTATCAGCATTGAAAACTCCGGAAATTGCGGAAAAAAATGCTATTAGAGATTTGCAAAAACCATTAAAAGCAGATACTACACTTTTAGAACATAGTGACCAAAGACTGGTTATATCTACACAAAAAGTAAAGGAGAGTCTATTAAAAACTCTTAAATAACACTCACGTTTTATATCAAGTAAAAATAATCTCTAAATAATATAATACCCTATGCACGAACCTTTATTAAAAAAACTTATCACTCTTGAAAATATGTTACAACAACTTAATGAGAGATTTACTTATTTAGAAAAATTCATTGTTACTGTTCATTCTACTCCTGCGCCTTCTGCATAAAGCATAAATAGGTGCATTTATTATTTTTATATTAAAATATATACTAATATTAATACAAAAATGAATGACCTTGCCACTCGCGTAGTTAATATTGAAACTTCTATAATGACAATGATTGCTAAGTTAAATAAATTGGAGACTTATGCAGTTAATTTACAAAGAGCAAAAATGAGCGCACTACCTTTACCTGAATCAGCTGCCGAACCGGTATCAGCTGCCGAACCGGTATCAGTTCCAGAACCTGTACCAGAACCAGCGCCAGCGCCATCATCCCGATTTGATAATTTACTTACAGAATCAAATACACCAGAACCAGAACCAGTTGCCGAAGCTGAGCCAGAACCAGAGCCACTTGCCGAAGCTGAGCCAGAGCCAGTTGCCGAAGCTGATCCAGAGCCAGTTGCTGAAGCTGATCCAGTTACCGAGTCTGAACCAGTTGCTGAAGCTGAGCCAGAACCAGTTGCCGAAGCTGAGCCAGAACCAGTTGCCGAAGCTGAGCCAGAACCAGTTGCCGAAGCTGAACCAGAACCAGTTGCTGAAGCTGAGCCAGAACCAGAACCAATTGCCGAAGCTGAGCCAGAACCAGTTGCTGAAGCTGAGCCAGAGCCAGTTGCCGAAGCTGAACCAGAGCCAGTTACCGAGTCTGAACCAGTTGCCGAAGCTGAACCAGAACCAGTTACCGAGTCTGAACCAGTTGCCGAAGCTGAACCAGAGCCAGTTACCGAGTCTGAACCAGTTGCCGAAGCCAAGCCAGAAGCAGATGTTGAATAATTAATATTTGTGTCTAAATTATAGTATAATGTGTTTCTCTGAAAACTTGTCCTTAACAATAGGTATATCTGGAATTTTGTTAAGTATATATTTATATCCAAAAAATAAGTATGCATCAATTGGCATCGGATATTTTGCCCTCATGGAAATACTTCAATATTTTCAATATAAAGTGATAAATCAATGTGATAATAATTATAATAAATTGTTAACAAATATTGGTTATATTCATATCTGTTTTCAGCCACTTTTTATTAATATCTGGCTATTTGCATTTACAAAAAATCCTAATTTTACATTTTTATACTTGTCCTTTTTCGCAGGTTTATTATTAGCAAGTCGAATATTATTTGTGAAAGATGCTGAATTATGTGATGGTAATAATGAACCATTGTGTGGAAAAAAAACTTGTTCATTTTCTGGAAATAAACATATTGCATGGAATATAAGACTACGAGCTCCAGGAAAACACTGGTTTACACCCAGTATTGGCTTACATTTTTTTATGTGGGTAATTCCAGTTTTAACAATTTTTCAACTTAAACCATTATTAGCAATGTTACTTACCGGTCCATATATAGCAGCATTTATTACAAATAATATTCATGAACAACCTGCAATATGGTGTTATACATCAATTGCTCAAATGATATTAACATATATCTTAATTAAATAAAATATTTATAAAATTATATTTCCTATTGATATCAGTTAGTATTAGTCTTCAATTAAAAGACTTTGAAGTGTGTTTACAGAATATTTTGCATTATTATTATCTGGATTAATATCTTGTTGTTTATTTTTGAATAAGTCAATCAAATTATTTACAATTTCAGATTGATTATTGATAAAACCCTGTTGTTTTTTGAGTTCTTCAACTCCACTCATAAATATTTTTTCTGCATGGTCAGTATGACCAATTTTATTTAAAATGACACCATACAAATGCATCGCATCTGGGCTATTAACATTTTGTAATATTTTATATAAATTCTCAATTTTAGTAAGATTTTTTTTAATATCCTCTACTGATTTTTTAACATAATTATGCATTTGTATAAATTCATTGTTAAATATTAATAAATTTGTAGGATGTATCGAACTTGGAAAAATACCTAATTTGCTTCCATCAATAAAAAGCGGTTTTTTATTGAAATATATTTTAAGTAATGGATTTGTTTTAATAAAGTATGATAATTGTAATCTTAAAGTAAATTTGTATTTAACATATTGTTTTAAGAACAGGGCAGCTGTTGCTGGTTTTAAACAATACGATTCTTTTGAAGATAAAATTTTATTTGGTGTATCTCTAAAGTTTATAAAATTAGCTACACTATTATTTGGTGTTACACCAATTAAACCCAATGATAACATATCCCATTCTGAATGTGAGAGTGTAAATAAATCATTTAAATTTTGAATATTTTCAGGAAGTAAAATTGCATCATCTTCCAAAATTAAATAAATATTTGAATCAGAATGAGGCATATTTTGAATTTGTTTCCAAGCCTCTTTATGTTTTTCAATATTACTCATAATAGGTACTGTAAGTATATATCGTTGATTATCAAAATTAGGATCACCTATCGGATCATATGATATAAGAGTATTTAATTCAGTTAATTTACTTTGAATTTCTGATTGTTCATGTTGTCCAATAAACTGTGTTTTTATAATATAATCTTTTGTACGTGCAATTTCGTCAATAACACGTAATACATTTTGAAAACGATTTGCACGTAATGTTAAATGTTTTGCATGGATAACATATATGTATAATATTTTTTGTGACATTGATAATCATCAATGAAATATCCTTAAATAAAATTTGAATGAATTTAAAGAATATCAATAGTATATATATAGACACGATGGAGTTCTGTGAAATTTGCGACAATCTCTTATATTTACGTTCTGAAGAAGACCATGCACTAATTAAATACTGCAAACATTGTACATTTTCAAAACGTGAAACTGCAGAAGGAAGACCAGCAGTTCGTGTTGCACAGAATCTTTATTCTGAAGATGAGCTCTTGTATTTACAATATCAAAATAAGTATTTACGCTGTGATCCAACATTACCCCGTGTAAGTGATCCAGGTCTAACATGTCCTAATACAGAATGTACTGCTCCTCCTGATAAACCACAAGTCTTATACGTAAAATATCATCCAGTACATATGAAATATTTGTATTGCTGCGATTATTGTGGAAAAACATGGAAGAAAGAATAAAAAATGACCTAAGACTTTAAAATAATTTATATAAATAGATTCAAATGGCTGCTACTATTAATACGCCCTTACCAATTTTACCAATTAAGAATACGGTCATTGTTGATGATTATCAAAAAATAAAAGCGTCTGATGTGGAATCATATATATCTGTTCCTTGGATGACTAAATATGAGTTTGACCAACTTGTCGGTTTACGTACAATGCATCTTTCACGAGGTGCAATCCCATTTGTTGATATTGAAGAAGGTTTTACAATCCAAGGAAATATGGAATTGCGAAAAATAGCAATTCGCGAATTAGTAGAAGGTAAACTTCCATATATTATTAAACGTCCAATGCCAAATGGAAATGCTGAATATTGGCCAGCTTCAAAATTAAGTCTAAAAAGTATCGAATATATGATGCGATAATCTAAATATGTATTTAAAATAATAGAGGTCATTCAATAGAATGAATAAATATACATCTTTTTTTGTAATATATATAGTACTCGGAGTATGTTATATATATAATAAAACCAAAGAAAATGAACGTTTTACAATTGCACCTGCACCTACATCTGCACCTACATCTGCGCCTACACCTGCACTTAGTTCGGGACCAATATCATCGCCTGGTCCCGGTCCGTCCCCAGGTCCTTCGCATGGACCAGCGCCAGGTTCAACTTCAACAACGCCTAGTGCAAATGAAACATTTACAAAACTTATATCTGAAAATATACAAATTTGTAAAACAACAAAATATAATTTATCATTACTCTTTATTTGTAGAAATGACCAATTAATTTTAGATGAGTTTATGAATCACTATATATGGCAGGGTGTAGAACATTTTTATATAATTGACAATGGAAGTACTGATTATACTAAATTTATTATAACAAATAATATGGTAAATGATAGAATAACATATTATTATAATGCTGATAAAATCAAATATAATACAAAATATCGTTATTATTCCAAAGTATATTCAAATATGAGAAGTGAAACAAAATGGCTTATTATATGCGATATTGATGAGTACATATATAGTCGCTATGATGGATTTACTATCAAAAATTATGTAAATACACTTGATTATTATAAAGTAGCTGCAGTTAATATTGCTTGTAAATTATTTGGTTCAAATGATATAGTCACTGAACAAGAAAATATGCGCACCACCTTTCTTTGGCGTGATAATACAATATATCCTTCATATAAAAGTATTATAAATACGTCCCTTACAACCGATATTGGTGAAACTATAAATACTTATAATGAAGGCAGTATAATTATAGATGAAGACAAAAAATTAATGCTTAATAAATATACTTTTGTATTAAAACAATATTACATGTTTAGACATTTATTACGATATGGTACATTAAGAGATGATACATTTTATGATACGAATAAAAATGAAGTATATGATGAAGAATTAAAAAATCTTGTACTCGGTGATTCAACAAAAAAAGGTGCACTAGAAGCATATGGACGTCCTCCAGCAAATTTTGTTGTACTTTAATTGCCTTACTGTTTCCATCTATGTCCGCATAGAATACATGAAAAGTACGTTGTTAATGGTTCATCAGCCGAACGGGTCTGCAGCTCATAGTAACTAATTTTATTTTTCTTGCACTTACCACAACGAATTTGGTCAGTCATAGATACTTGAGAACTTTCATATGCAGATTTGGTACGTAACATTTCTTTATTAATAATATCATTCCATGCTTCTGGAAAGAGTCTATCACTTGTCATAAATGCCAACTCATGTGGTGCAAATTCATTTTCATTTAAGCGCTCTTTCAAATGAATATTTTTAATATGAGAATTGATATTTAAATTTGCAAATATACTACGAGCCCTCGCCATATATACTTCTATAAATAATTCAGAATTCCAGGATAGAGGAATTTTATTTTTTGAAGCGTATTCTATAGTAGCATTATATATTCCAATTTCCAAGTCTTTTGCTTGTTCTTCAGTAAGAGCGACTTCTTCAAATATCTTTTGAATAAAACTTCGTTTTTCTTTACCAATTTCAAGAGATGCCATTATTGGTCAACTTGTTATTATAATTATAAAGAATTCAAAGCGTTATATCATTTTTTATTTAAGCAAAAAATGATTTACTTTATAAAGAAGGTATCAGTGTATTATAACTTGTACTTTATTCTATTCTAAAATGAAAAATATTACATTAGAATCATGTATTATAGATGGCGTCAATTGTGTTGAAGTATATATATGTGATATACCACCAAAGAAAGTGGACAATCCTGTTCAATCTACAACAATTGACATATCATGGAAATCATCATATGATATATCAAAAATATTGAAAAATTATATGCAATTTAAAAATACTGCAGAAATTGCTGAGTTTCATTACAGAGACCTATGTTATTCATATGATTTGGCAAACGATGGTCAACGTGTTACACGACGTAAATTCAAAAAAGACACATATACCGATGCATGTTATGCTCTTTCATTTAATGAAGAAGTATTACCAAGTCATATGTTCCCATGTGTAAAAGAACATAGTAATAAAGTACGAATACAACGAAATTCATATCGTGTTAATAATCGTACATATATCATACACGATATCGATATGTTTACAAAACAAGAAACCATGTATATTCGCTATAACCATTCTGCAAATGTTGATTTAAAAAAAAACGAAGCAGACTTCCAGCGTGCATATAATACACTCCTTAAAAGAGATTTCAAGTAGTAAGTGCATCGCTATTACTAGATGTAGTGCTTGTATCATATATAACAGCTTTTAGACGCTGTGTTATTTCTTGAAATTCTTGTTGCATTTCTTTTTCTAAAGATTTATCATTACAATAACCTTTATCTGACATATAATCTAAAAATTTTTCAATAGCCTTGAGTGTTTTCCTATCAACAAGTGTTTTGTCGTCTGAGAGACGTTCCTTTATTGTGAGGTCCATATTATTTGCAACACTCGAAGCATAATAGGGTATTGCATCTTTATCATGTTTCGTCTGCCATTTATTATTACCAACATGCACTTTAGAATGAGTTGATCGCATATTTGTTTTTTCTATACAACGATTTTCTGGATTTGTTAGGAGATGCCGTGTATATGTTTCAACCATTTCAGATGAACATTTAGAACCTTTTGATAATGGGGCAATTATTTCTTTTAATTCAGGATTTGTAATATGTTTCGTAATAAATTCTATCATATCACCATTCTCTGGCTTGAAAGCAATTATTATATTGGTATTATTATTAGAATTTATATTACCAGTATTATTTAAAGTATTATTAATAGTTCCATTGTTTACAGTATCAATATGTGTTGATGCGGGTTGTTCTGATACAGTAATAAGCGCTTGAGATGTACATTTCTTAAGATGGTAGGCTTTACTCTGACGTGATGAAAATATTTCATGGCAATTATGACATTCTAAGGCACTTTTAACACCTTTACATGTTTTTATATGATTATTTAAAGTTTTTTTACACGATAAATGCTTATCACATATGGTACATTTTAATTCATTTTTAATATTTTGGACATTATATCCAATATTTTTGTCGTAATGTCCAAAATTTGTTACATTATGTCCTAATTCTTCGGAATTTTGTACAATATGTCCATTTTTTTTGTCAATATGTCCTTTATTGATTTCATTATTAGAATGTTTTCTTACGATATGCTTCTGTAAATTACATTTAATATCTGTATAATAATTACAGTCTATACATTTAAAAAGCATTATACTTATAAATACTTCTTATATTATTATGATATAATAATTCTTATACTTTTATATACTTTTATTACTATACATTTTATACAATTTTATAGAGAGAGAGATATTTTAAAAATACATATTATAAGTATACAATAATTTATATATTATATATCCAAAAAAATAAATAGTTATCTTTATTTTTTATATTGACGAATAGGTAACCATTTATCAACACATTTATTATAAGTACACACGAATGGTATGTATATAGCAACTGTAATATCTTTAAAGACTGCGCGTAACATCTTACTTGTTGCCATACCTGGCACTTGTGCAATACCAATTTTATTATTTTTATGTTCTGCATAATCACTATCAAATATATCATATACATCAGGATTTTCAGTCTTACGCAACCAGAGTATACGGTCATCTGCATTAAGGTCTATAATAGGTGACACAGCTGGCGCAGATGGCGCAGATGGCGCAGATGGTGTTGTTGTCAATGATTCTGTTGCAGCTGCAAATGCTGATAATATATTCATATTGCCAGTCTTCGGTGGTAAGGGTTTAGTAATCTTCTTACTAGGTTTTGCCAGAATTGATTGTTGCACTTCTGGTTCTTCCTCTGGCTCTTGTTCTGGCTCTGGAATATTTTCCCTAAATTCTGGTGTATCTTTCACTTTACGATAGACTGATTTAATAAGATTATCATCGAAATTAATTAACTTCGGTTTATATTTGTTTGAAAATGGCCAATAATATAAGCCACGCGATGTATATGGTAATGTTTTTGCAAGTTCAATGAGCTCATCTGTACCTTCTTGTGTTGCCTGTGCAAATTGTTTTACTTGAAAACTGCAAACATCGATAATATCGTCTGGAATATGGCACCGATGTAATATATCAATTGCAATTTCAAGACGTTTTGGCAGTGGTTCATGAGATAGAAATGTATTTTTATAGGCAATGAGGTCATTAATCAGAAAGACCCATCCACCAAATGTGTCTTTAACCATTTCGCCCTCCATGAGTGTATTTGTAAAGAGTTCTTCATCCCAGCGTCCTTTTGTTAAAATCATACGTGGAACTTGATATCCTGGTTGAATTTTCTTATCAATGTAATAAATTATAGGGATATCATCATATTTTGTAAAATACATGTAATATGGATTACCATTTGAACGAAGACAAGCAAAATGAGGCATTTTTTGAATATGTTCAGTACCTTTTTCATCAAGTTTATACCATGATTTTTCCAAAATTTGAATATTAAATCGTTTTAAATCATTCAAAATCTCATTTTTTGTGTCAGTTGATTTAATATTGAAATTAATCCTATCACAGAAACTTATAAATCCTGTATGCATTTTAATATGCAATAATAAAAATAAACCTCTGTTATCAATTTTTAATACTGTAAACTTTAAATACTAATGAAGCTTTATACTTGACATTTTACGCTTTACATTTTACGCTTTATTCAGTTGATATAATTGAAGACGCATATTATAATCTTGTTTTTCAGCCATACATTGTGGAACATTACCAATTGGAATATCATGCGCTTGCATTTTTGAATATGGACAATCACCAATTTGTTTTACGGGAAAATCTTCTGGGACAGTATCTTTCGCAGGAAGATAAAATGAAGCTAATTCTTCTGAATCATATTTATCTCCAACGGGTTCTTTTTTCCGACTGTTTAAACTTTGCATACGCGCGTCATAACAAGCAATTTTTGGTAGTTCTTTTGGAATATTTGTAACTGGTGGATGGGCAATATGTTGAATATGTTGTTTTATAACTGGTACTGGTTTTTTAGGATATTTTACAAATATTATAGCAAATATGAAAACTATAAATAGAAAAATAGCGAGTTGATTATATATATCATTCGCCATTCCTGCTCTATATCTATATTACACATGTTTCTTGCCAAATTTTATTTAATGATAATGACCTGCGCCACCACCGCCACGACCTCCCGCAACTCCACCATCACCGCCGCGACCTCCTCCACTACCATATCCTTCGCTATGTGAACCACCACCGCCGCGACCATTACTTTCATAAGATTCTCCGGGGAATGGGCTTCCAAAACCTGGCATTGTATTATCTATACCTTGTGCACCATATACTGGTTCATTATATGGTCCAGAGAATCCTTTTATTTCAGTCCAATATGTTTCATCACTAATAACATTTGTTTGAGCATCTTTTAAGTTATCAGGTGTCACATATGCTGTGACAAGTGAATTATATGGGTAATTCTTTGTTTGTTTACCAGTTATTATTTCACGAATATGAATATTGTATTTTTTAGAATATACACGTAAATAGAGGATTAATACACTTATTCCAAGTATCAAACCAGTCAGTGCATCAAAAAATACAATGATAGCTACAATTATTGTACCTAATAAAAGTTGAATATCTGGTTGAATAATTGCTTCGACATATTTAACATCAATTAGAAGTGAAACTAATAATACAATAGATGCTACTATTTTAGGCAACATTCAAATCTAAATAAAGCAGATAGAAAAAATGAAGTGAAAGATAATTTTATTTAATTTATATGTAAAAGAATGTCGTCAAAAACACCTAAAAAAACACGACCATCTCAGATTCCCGTTCAACGATTTTTATCACACAAAGGATATGCTATTCTTAAAGATGCACCAGATACAAGTGAATGGATTTCATATTTACTTCAATATTTGACAGTCACACCTAAAGTAAATCCGACCAGTCCTGGTGCAGGGAACACTCGTGCATTTCCAGTCTATCGAGAAAATTCAACAAAATTATACATACCTCGAGCTCTTGGACTCGAATTCTTTGGAATGCCAACTGTAAATACACTCCATGAAGGTGTAGATTGTAGTGAAACACTCAAATTTAAAGGTGCATTGCGTCCAGAACAAGAAGCGCCAGTGAATGCATTTTTACAAGCTGCAAAAGATCCATTGCGAAAAGGAGGTATTATTTCGCTTCCATGTGGATTTGGTAAAACAAGCTGTGCACTTAATATTGCATGTCAACTTGGTAAAAAAACGCTTGTTGTATGTCACAAAGAATTTTTAATGAATCAATGGAAAGAGCGAATTGCGCAATTTATACCAACTGCTAGAATCGGTCTCATTAAAGCAAAAACAACCAATATAAAAGACTGTGATATTGTTCTCGCAAGTTTACAAAGTCTTTCAATGAAAGAGTACAATTCAGAAATATTCGAAGATTTCGGCTATGTTATTTTTGATGAAGTTCATCATATTGCAGCTGAAGTTTTCGTTCAAGCTCTCCCAAAAGTAACTGCACCAGTATTTCTAGGTTTATCTGCAACATTGGATCGTAAAGATGGTTTACGTAAAGTATTCGAATGGTTTATCGGACGCGTTGTAAATGAACTTGTTGTACGTACTGACAAAGCACTTCTTGTGAAAATGGTAAAATATTTCGACACTGACAGTACCTATGGTGTTGAAAAATTACTATGGAATGGGCAAAAAAATAGCGCAGCTATGATAACAGATGTATGTGAATATGAGCCAAGAATTGTGCGTCTTATTGATGAATATGAAGCTTTAATTAAAAAAGAACCGGAGCGTAAAACCCTTATTTTAAGTGGGCGTAGAAATCATCTCGAAATGATAGAAAATAGTTTAATTGACCGTGGTTATCGGAGTATAGGTTATTATGTTGGTGGAATGAAAGAACAAGACCTTAAAAAAACCGAAACACGTGATATAATTCTAGCTACATATTCAATGGCTGCAGAAGGCATGGATATTCCAGTATTAAATACACTTATTCTTGCATCACCAATCGGCGATATTGAACAAGCAGTTGGAAGAATTCAGCGTCAAAAACCGCACGAGAGAAAATATGTTCCATATATTATTGATATATGGGACCAATATAGTCTATTTCAAATACAAGGTTTGAGACATGTTAAATTTTATAAAAAGAATGGATATTCGTTTGTGGATATGAATATTAACACAGAATATGAAGCTAGCGAATCAATCGATGATGCTACTACATCTCATAACAAACCACAATCCCAATATGATTTTATAGATGATGATTAATTACCGAATGCAGATGGTGCTGGAGCTTGTGGTTGGCTTTGGAAGCTATATGCAGGTGCGTTTGAAGGTGCCATACCACTACGATGTTTGTATGAAAAAAATCCAACAAATATTATTGCAATTATAGCCATCGCTAATGTACTTCCCATATACATTTCATATTGTAATGGTGTTAGTACGTTTTTCTTACTCAATATTAATATAAGCATTACTATTAAATAAATTAATACTAAAACTGAATAAACAACTATAAATAAATATTTACTTTTACCATATGCGCTTAGAAAAGCAAATATTATTATTGTTGCAAGCACCATCAGAGAAATGCCAATTAATACTGTTTCTGTTAAACTTCTAGTTTGTGCATTGTCTACAAAATTTTCAGTTGTAAACATTGAAATATTTTTTATAAGGGGTTCAAAATCCATTAATCTATACATTAAAAAGAAATATTTTTAGTTATTATTAGTAGAGATAACATGGCTAAAAAAACTAAACGTACAATGTCTGGAGGTAGAATAACGACTATTCAAATTATTCTATTTTTAGCATTGTGTGGAATATTCTTTGCAATTATTTTATATAATAGTTTCAGTTTAACAAAATATCCAACTAAAAAGAAATACATACAGTTACAGCAACAGCAACAATTATTGTCACCAGATGAAGCATATACAACTCGTTATAGTCCAACTACTCCAGAAAATATAACAACAACATATGTGAATGATCCTTCGTCACAAACAATTGAATTACCTGGACCTAAAGATACTCAGCACATTATTAAGATAATTGATTCGCGTAATTCACCACCAATATATCCAGTGAATTACCCTAACTATCAACCAAATAATACTCTTCAAAAATATCAACAAATTGGAGTTCTTGTTTCACAAGACAGTCCAGAAAACAAACCTATAATATTACCACTTTTTGGTCGCAAAATGTATAGTAGAGACCGTTGGGAATATTATACTGCATCAAACGAATATAATATGTGGAGAATATCCGTAAGTGTGAATAATCGTGATTGCCAAGATGATGTTGGTTGTGATGAAGTTTATAATGGCGACTATGTTACTGTTCCTGATTATGCAAATAAGGTTTTTATAGCAAAAATATATAAAAATAGCACACGTATACAATAAATTTTAAATATTTATTTTTAATAAGAGTAAATATAATATTACTGCAAGAATAAGTGTACGAATCATGCGGTCGTGTTGATGCATATTAGATAAGAATGGTATCTTTTCATAAAATATTCCAGTTTCAAATGGATAAAATATAATAGCAGCTACAATTGCAGCTATTACAGCTCGTTGTGCATAACTTATATCAATTAATCCAAGCCATTGAATATTTTTATATCCATTGATTATTTTTTTAGGACCCTGTTCTGGTGAAGTAGGATATTGTTGATGGAATACATGCTGTACTTGTGGGAAATTTTGAAATTGTCCTTGTTGCGGCATTTGAGACGGATATCTAATTACATCTCCTCGTTCACCTGAATTTGGATTCTGGTTTGCATGTGAATTTTGGTTCGCGTGTGGGTTTTGATTCATATGCGAATTCATGTTCATGTTCATATTCGTCTGTTGGTCATATTGAGGTTGTTGTTGTAATACTTGTTTTTCCATTTCATTTATTACATTTGCAATGCTAATATCTTCAAGTTGATGAATATTTTCTTGAATAACTTCATTTGAAACATTTGTGGGTAATTGATTTATAGGTGTGCTCATTGTAGCCATATCGTTTATTTATCTTATCTATAAACTTGAGTAAAAATAATACATAGTTAAGTGACGCACTTATACAGACATTTTAGGTATTTTTGCACGCGGAATATCAATATAAACTTTTCTACCCATATGTGTAATATATTTACCACCGCGAGGTCCAATTTGTACTTTATAATTACCACCTTTATAGGTAACTGAACCTCCACCAGTTGATTTTGAAGTAAGCATTTTGTTTATTCTATAAATAAAATATAAAAATAATTTCATTTTAATATTAATACACGTGTTGAACAGAAGGAGCTCCAGAACATGAAGCTACTTGTGGTGTATACGTGTAACATTCATCTTGTATTTTATATACTTTATCCTTCACTGTATTTATATCAGGGGCATTTATTACAACACAATTGGTCCCTTTACATGCCTGGGAAAACATAAATGCAAATCCAATACCAAATAATGCAGATACTATCATATTTCCCGGTTTAGTTCGAAATAATCGTTCAGTTACAATTGTTAGTGACATACTTCTATCCTACTTTAATTAGAGGATTATTATACTACGGGTTGTGTAGTTATTTTAGTAGGGTCCGATGGACAATCCACTTTTGTTGATTCATACATGTAGCAATCTGTATTGCTTTTTGAATTATGATAAAGGACATTTTTTGAATTAAATGGTGTAGGGTATTTTATAATAGCTTTGCGCTCTGGTCCGACAATATACACATATAAAAATGCTATGGAGAAACTTATAAGGAAAATAGGAAAATGAAATTGAAATGTTTTTTGTTGTGCCATCTTCACTACTCTACATTAGAACTGGATTTATATTTAAATTGAGGTGTATACATTGTATATATTTCATCATTCTCAACTAATACAGATTCTGGTATTTTAAATTGTAAATAATCAAGTAATTTAGACCTATCTTTTGATTCATTCCATAAATTTTTTAAATAGCCTTTATCTGTCACATATGTAGAATATGCAAGTTCTTTTTCTTTACGTGGTACGTGATGATTTTTAACATATTCTTGGACTAGTTCTTCGTTATATTGTTTTTGTGCTTCATAATGTTTCTTAAATTCTTCAAATGATATTGTGAGTGCATTATTTATAACTGCTGGTTTCATACTTAATAAATTATTTGTACAGTTGTGCAATAAATCAAATCCTGACATTTTTTTCGTGTCCATTATAAAAAAAAAGGATATTAATTATTGCCGAATTTTTGTAGGTTTTGTATTCGTATTTGTAGCTACTTTAAGTGGGTCTTGAACTCCAGGCCAAGGTTGAATAGTATCAAATAAACTTTGAAATTGTTTTGAAACGATACTTTCAGAATCTGGTGATAATTGGTCTTGATAAATACTTCTGGGTATATATTTAACTTTAACTTCTGGAGGAGGGCAACTATCTTGTTGAGTATAATAACCTTGTGTAACTAAAAACATCCCAATAAATAATAAAAATATTGCGACAGCTTTCATTCTATAATTTATAAGAGTTATATATTATATTAAAAATTACACTTTGTCCTATTTATTTTTATTGAGATACATCTTCTGCGGCAACTACTGGCACTTGGTCAACTACAACTGAACTGACTGAAACAGTAGGAGTATCTTCGGTTACATCAGTTACAGAAGCTGATGCCAGTGGCTCATTTTCAACTGAAGAACTTACAAGTTCCATTTGCGCTTTCTTTTTCGCGGCAACTTCTTTAATTGCTTCATCAAGTTTTTCTTGTTTGCGTTGCTCATAGAGTGAATCTTTATCAAGTTGGTTTTCTTTATATTTCTTCATCAATGTATTGAGAGTTGTTTCAGAGTATTCTTGGTCTTGTAAATCTTCTGGGTTTGGAGACCAAGGACACCAGCAACCAACTTGAGCAACGTAAATATCAAACTTATCTCCCATACGTTTAAGAACATCGCAACGAGTTTGTGCTTCTTTCATAGTGTCAAAAACCCCACGAACCTTAATTCCGCGCATAGATGTTTTGAAATCATTAATTTTCAAAAATGCCGCATCAAGCTCTTGGGCGTTTAATCCCTTGAAAAATTTATATTGGTCATTCATTTCTTTAAGATTAAAGAGATGAGAATTATTCTCTTTGATAACATTCATAAGTTGAGCATCATCTGGATATTTTTCTTTTAAGTTTGACAATAAGATATCCATTTGTGATGAAAAACTTTCAATAAATTTCGAAAAGAAGTATACTTCTTTATCAATTAAAATATCTTCAGGTGAAATAAACGATAAACAAACATAGTTTTGTCCACGGAGAGGTTTGTCTTCATCAAGGAAATCGACTTCTTTTGTAGATACTAACGTAGGGTCCATGATTATTATATACTTTCATTATGCTTACTTTTCTTAAATACTTTTCGTTTATTTTCTTATAATATAGTATAAAGCAAATCCTATGGCATACTCTTTTGATTTACAAGAAGTTCTCACCCGTTTCGTTAAATACATTGTTGAAGGTTTAGCCGTTGCCCTTGTTGCATATCTCCTTCCCAGTAAATCCCTGCCCTCCGAAGAAATCATGCTCCTTGCCCTCTCCGCAGCAGCAATCTTCAGCATCCTCGATTTACTCGCACCATCTATCTCCAGCACTGTCCGTGGTGGCGTTGGCTACGGCTTAGGCTTCCGTTTATCTGGATTCCCAGCATAAATATAAAAAGAACCGAAGAAAGATTATTTTTAAGTATTAAATTGTAACTATTTAATTTTTGGTAACTGTAACTCTCCCTGGTCCTGCAGCACTTGCTAGAACAATTACGGAGCCAGTACCAGCGGTGAGTGAAACTGGAAGCGGATTTCCAACACTAATGAGTTGATTGTTACACCCTAACAATCCAACTGAACCGAGTGATTGAAGAGCTCCACCAACTGCAGGTGCTGCGACAAGAATTACAGGAAGTGGATTATTTGATGATACAATATTATTAGATAATCCAGACCAAATATTCACAGAACCAAGTACTTGTGATGCAGATAAACCTCCACCAAGCAAAACCGGTAAGGGATTGTTTGAACTAATAATTTGGTTATTGTTCAAAAGGTATGTGGGGTATGTATAACCGTATGCAGACTGTATAGACATATATACTCTTATAAAATAAACTATAAAAAACTGTTAATATAATACATATGCGAGTACATATCCTAAAAGAGCTCCAACAATGACTTGTGGAATATTATGACATCCTCGAGCAACTCGGGAAATCGCCATAAGTAATATATAGAAACTTCCAATAGTTATTACCTCTGTTTTTTTCCGACATATTTCTGTAATATTTTTTGATTGACAGTAAATAAATACGAAATACATTGTTACAAATGAAGTTATAAAGACATGTCCAGATGGCATTCCAATTCTTCCTTCGTAGCTCCCACCATCATTAAAAATACCGCAATTTTTTGCTCCAGCTGGTCTTAGCATGACAGGATGTACCACTGGAACATGTCGTGAGATTTTAGTAAGAATTTCTGCAATTATTATTCCAATAATAAGACGAATATAACGTTTGTCACCTGTTTTAAAATAGAATGCACAAGGTGCTAAAACAAGCGGAATAACAGATAATGATACTCCATCCCAAAATAAAGACATATCACCGCTATTTTCAGAATAGATTACAATTATCGATTAAACTTTCAATACCTTTTAATGCTTGAGAGATATTAATTGAAACTGACATTGATTCAGACTGATTATCCTTATTAATTTTAAAACATCCATCACTATCAATAAATCCTGCTGTATAATTTAATACATCTTCGGTAAATTGTGTTGTAGATAAATTAATATGAACACATGATTTCTCATGCGATTTTTTATTTAAATCACACATTTAATATATATACTACTATTTAGTAATAATTTAATAAATCAAATTTTATAGATGGACTTAAAGAGAAGGCATGAATGGCCAGTTTAAATCTTCACATATATTTTTAAAAATTTGATCTTGTACCCAAAGTTTTTCTCTCGGTTTTTCCCATAATGAATTAGTAATAATTCACAACTCCCTAGACTCCTGGCTGGTTTTGAGCCTTTTATTCTAGGGCTGCATCTCTGCAGGGCCGGACTATATCTTAAGCTAAAATAGTAATTCTATTAAAGCCCACCGCCACTTAGTCTCTGAACGTTCCTCATGAGCTGTTATAGTAGCTTTTAGAGGCTTCGCTGCGGATTATCCAATCTTAAACGTTATTACTATACCCGAGGTCATTACCCTGGCCACTGTTAGTTTTCACATAACAGTTTAGTAGTTTAAGTTCTAAGGACGTTCCCGCAATTCGACGGTGTTGCCAAATGATTCATTCACCAAATTTCAAAGAAATTACATAGAATCAATGACTAGCCCCAGCTTTCACCGGGACTAAAGCCAACTCAGATTGGGTAAGCTGAGTAACTTTTTAATAATGGGAAGAAACGTAAATATTCGTGTCTATTTAATATTTGAAAGAATTTAAAAAGCACATATGAATATGATAAGAAATTCTTGCGTTCTTTTGGACAATGTTTGAGAAAAGGACCCTGAATTTCCTTGAACATACTGCATAATTTCTCTTCAAGTTCAGGTGAAAAATGCGGAGTTGGTACACCATTAATGCGATTTATGATATAATTGATATGTTCGTAATATTTATTAATTCTTAGACGTTTCATAATCTCGCGCATTTTATTATATGTAATTTTTCGCGTGTCCTGTATTTTTTCTTTTCGTATTTCCTTGAGAATGTTTTCAAAAATTTCCTCAGGAATATCCGTACTCTCTTTACCCTGTACTTGACTACACCATTCGCGAAAATGATTAATACGTTTGTAGCTATAATGTGACGCTTCCTTATTAGGTTGCCGTATGAGCGGTCTATTCTGTTCAATGAGAAGCAACTCTTGATATCCGCAATCTGAACAAACCATTGCCCCATCCTGATGAATACACGTTAATTGTAAATGACATCGGGGGCAATTACCAAGTGCATCATGATTTTTAGCTTTTACATGGGTAAAATCTATTTGTGAAAGATATTCATCAACTAATCCTGCTTTATCTATAATTTTTTCAGGATGCTGTATTACTTGATTTACAACAGAATCTATATTTGATGACATGCCTACATCACATATACCCGCGCTCGCACCACTACTTGCACTACCAGCTCCACCTAAACGCAATGCATCTAAAATAGTGAGTGAAGCCGGAGGAGGCATTTTTTTTCGTCCTTTTGTGGGTGGCGGAGGTCTTTGTTGAAGAGGCAAATTATTTAATGGTTCTTTCTGAGAATTTTGTTGTTCAATGAGATCATAGTATTTAAATAAAATATCCCCAGTATTTTCAAAATATTCAATTTCATCATCTGCTGATTGAATTTTAGTGAGTTGTTTTTCAATACTTTGTTTTAATTCACGTAATATAACATTACTTGACCATAAAAGGTTATATTCTGAACATTCCGTATCATCTGCAATTTTAAAAGTTTTAATATTAGTTTCCAATGTTTTAAGATCTTTGAGAATTGAATTATGTTTTGAACGGAGAGCTTTCATATTTGTTTGACTTTCTTGAAGATTTGATATCATTGTTTGATGAAAAGCATCGAGTGTTGATACATCTTTCGCAGTATCATGTAATGCTATTCGTTTTTTTGAAGTTTTTTCTTTAAACATCTACTATATGTTTTCAAGAGTGTAAATTTCTTAAATAGAAAAAATTAGGAAAGGAAATACCGGAAAAATTCGAAAAGATGCAGTAAAATTTAAAATGAGTGAAGAACGGAAATATGAGAAACTAGAGAATATTGGTTTATCCTGATATATTTACCATTATCGCGAGGGAAAAAATAAATACAAAATTAACTATATAAATTTGCGTTTTATGGCATTCTAAAAATTTTTTTCTCCGTATAGTATACAAACAACAACTATGGGTGGCGGTCTTCTTCAACTCGTTGCCTACGGCGCTCAAGATATCTACCTGACTGGTAACCCCCAAATCACTTTCTTCAAAGTAGTGTACCGTCGTCACACCAACTTTGCAATGGAAGCCATTGAAAACGTCTTCAACGGCACCCCAGGCTTCGGCAAACGCGTAACCTGCCAAATCAGCCGCAACGGTGATCTCATTCACCGCATGTATGTCCAAGTTAAATTACCCTCCCCAGTTGGACAAACCAGATGGGTCGATTACATCGGTCAACGCCTCCTCCTCGATGTTGAAATCGAAATCGGCGGTCAACGCATCGACAAACACTACTCCTACTGGCTGTACATCTGGAATGAGCTGTCTCTTCCAGTTGGCAAACAACCCGCATACAAGAAGATGGTTGGCGCCCAACCCAACTTCGGTACCTTCGGTGCTCCCCAAAACACCGGTGGTTACTTCGGTGTTCTTAGCGGCAGTACTGCAGGTGGTGCCAGTGATTACGCCACCAGCATGGGTCTTGATATATTAGGTCAAAATTACCTCTTCGGTTACTCCAATTTATCAGGCTCCAACGTATCTGGTTTAGTCACTGGATCCGGCGGTAACCCAGGTAATGCAGTAGAAAACGTCTTCGTTCCCCTTGAATTTTGGTTCAACCGCAACGTTGGTCTTGCCCTCCCCCTCATTGCCCTCCAATACCACGAAGTCAAGATTAACATTGACT